GTGTAAATTCTATGCCCTGTGGCTTCGCCAATTGTACAGGGCTGCGAATCGCCTCACTGGGCGATCCGCTGGGGAATCATGCTACTCGCCCAGCGAGTGAACATAATGACGGCATTATGCGCAATTAGAGAATATGCACCAATACCGTATAAGCGGCATAAAAAAAACATGAACCACAAACAATCAAAAAAGAGAGATTAGAAAACGACAACATAAAACACCTCACAACTATAGCTATGCCAGAAGAAAGAACGGACTAAGCACCGTCAGTACAATAAGGACGCCAATCTCAAGTAGCGCTAACGAACTTTCGCGTGAAGTAAGGTGTGGCTTTGTGAAAACTTTATAAATATACATAGTCCATTATCTCAAATGAGGTTGCCATGCGTTCCTATCACCCAGGGTAAAACGATATCCATTAGTAACAGGCTGGGTGCGTGGCAACGGCTTTGACTGATTTAAACTAGCTACCGTCGATATATCATAAGCTGGATCGTCAAACTTCTTGGAAATACAGTTTTTAGCAAATAGCTGTATTCGATCGGTTTTATCGATAGCGTCCGTTAATGTTACCTGGCAATTGTCTACTGGTTTTGCAATATAGCCAAGCGAACGTAATTGATCCAACGTATAGGCTTCTTCACCGTTGGCTATGGTGTAATGCAAACCCCCTTTCGATTCCATATAAGCTGCTATGTAATAGCCTTCAAAGCGTGATTTTAAATCATCCGGTAGTTCTTCATCTTCAGTTAATGCAGTAACTTTTTCAGGCTCATCTATGGATTGAACTTTAGCCACTGGTACCGGCTGAGGCTCTGGCATAGCGATGTATTGCATGGCAAATAAAGCAACTAAAACGCCTAGAAAAGAGCCTAAGCCTAAAGCCAGAACCGGCTTAAATTGACGAAAATACAGTTTAGTTAATCTCACGAAAAACTCCTTATTTCGAGTGGCAATTGAGTTTCTGGATAAATGCCATGGCGTCAAATAGCTATAACAGCCATGCGGGTAATCAGCTAGAAATTGTTGTTTGGTGTCGTAACATCGATAAAGGCTAGTACCTTTATAAACATGCCGATCAGCTAATAAATCAGTTTCAGAAGTGCCATAGACAACACGGGCGATATGGACTTTAGGACCCGATAAACGATAACCCGTAACGGCTTTAAACAATGAACCGATAATCGGAACCTGGACACGATCAAGACGACGACAAAAAGCCGTGTGTTCGGCGATAGCATCACGAGCTTGTGAATCTAAGATACTGACATTCTGAATGATTAGTATGACGTCCCAACCGAGTTTTCTAGCATGTAGGAACCAGTCGTTAACGGCTTTTCTGGACTTATCATTCCAGTTACGAGAATTGAACCAAGTGCCACACTCATCCAGAACCAGAAGACCATTTTTGGATTCATCATAAGTACTATTGCCCTCTCCTATTAACTTTAAATCATCAATTGATGGCTTATCAGGAACACGAATAACTCTAGGCTTTTTGGTGTGCTTACCAAACATTGGAGTCAGATAGATATCAAGATTAGTTGCTACCGGTAAGCCCTTCTCCAAAGTCTCTCTAATACGAGCAACAGCGCACAATGATTTGCCACCACCCAACTTACCTGTATAGATATAAACAGCCATCAGAAAAGCTTGAGCTGAGTGAATTTAACATTCCAGTCATAGGCATAACGCAATAAACGAGCTGAAATAATAATAGCAATTGAACTACTGATATTATTAGGCAACACAAAACCGGCAAACTGAGTAACTTCAATAGGTGCAGCTAAAGACAATGCAGAGATGAGTCCCTCGATGGCCAGAAAAAAAGCCGCTGTCATTGCAAGAATAATAGCAATTGCAGCAACAACTAAAGCAAGACGTTTTGTCAAAAACTGAGTAAACCAAACAAATAAACCAGTAAAAGCCGAAGTGATTACACCCGCCAACCATGGCATACCCAGCATTAATGGAAGTGGCATTATTTAGGCTCCGATGATTTTGTAGCTATAGACCAAACTGCAAAAAGGGTAAGAATATTAACGACCCAAAAAAGAATATTACGAAGAGGTTGAGTTCTAGAACAGGTGAGCGTCATTGTTTGCTTTGGAAATGCAATAGTAATGTCACTACACGATGAAACAGTAGGAAAAATCTGATTTAGCTTATTCTTTAAACCGGTTGATATACCAATTCCAGAATCACTATTATCAAGCTCAGTCTGAATCGATGAAGTCAAACCATCTAAAACTGTACCGACTGATGTATCGGCGTTAGTTTGCAAATCAGAAGCAAAGGTATCAGATATCTCTTCAATTAATCCACAGCGTGTACGCCATTGCTGAATTAACGTAGCGCAAGCAATTGCATCACCTTTACATTGAGGCGGCGCGTCGCATCCATTTCCACCACTAGCAGAACCGCTATCCTCAGCCTCCTCCTTACCATCATCAGTAGTTGTACCGGTAATCGAAGTTGAAACACCACCCTGGCCATCATCGGTAGTAGTTGACGTTGATGAAGTACTAGAACCGTCAGGATGACCAGTAGTTATTTTAGTACTAGTAACACTTGAGCCATCAGGGTTAGTAGTGGTTGTTGTTTCAGTTGTTTGTTGCGTACCACTACCCGTTAATTCAGTTTTCTTTGTATTGGTAGTTTGAGAGCCATCAGGATTGTTTGTAGTAGATGATTTGTTTTGAACTTCCTTAGCAACAGTCGATGGATCGACCGAAGGCGTTGAAGGGTCTAGCGGATCAGTGTTTGGATCAACAGGATTTCTAAAAGCATCAGGTGGCAAGTAATTATCATTAGTTGGATCGCCTGAATTAGGCGCACCTGTAACATCATTGGGCCAAGAGCTTGGATCAGTATAATCTACCTGCTCACCAGTAGACGTATAATTAGCGAAACAATCATCACCATAACAATTGCTTACACCATCATATTCCCAAACATTACCATCAGAGTCAGCTATTTTAGGAGGTGGAGCATAACCATATTGGTCATTATCAAACTCTCCCCTATCATGTTCCATAACCTTTTCTTCACCAGCAGCAAGACCACCAGAAACACAAGCGCCATCAGCATTAGACCATGTATCATTGCCAGAGCAAGGCGATTCAGTACCATCTACATCATCAAATGCTAAACATTGAGTACCCGTATCCTTATAAACTTGAATGTTGCCACCAGCAGCCCAATCAGCACAGCCACTACCGTAGTGAGTCCACCCGTAAGCTGGCCAACCAGCAAAAGAAGAACTAGAAAATATAAACAAAAATATAAAAGCTATTTTTCTCATATTAAAGGGTACAAATTGAAGAAACCAGAGAGTAAAAAGCCCACCGAAGTGGGCTTGCATGTTTAAATCTTATTAGCACCACGCTTGAAGATTTTGAACATAATGAAAGCAGCAGTCAGAGCCGCGACAACAGGCCAAACAAGATCAACCAATGCCAAAGCATCAGTTTGAATCAGAGTTAAACCCGTGCCGATTTCAGCAGAGAGTGCAGCATGAGCTGATTGAGCAGCAGCTACACACAAGCCAACTACAGCACCAATCTTGCCGGTTACGGAACCGGCTACCTTTTTCACCTTATCGAACATTTTAATACTCCTTAGAGATAGTCAGAACTACGCTTAAAAACGTAGAATAAATAGCCGGAACCCCAGCCAGTTGCATAAGCAGCAAACATGTAACCGATAAATTGTGTCATATCAGCTTCTGTCATCGCTGCCCCCCCTTAGCAAATCCCATAGCCCAACAAACGAACAAAACAGAAATTGCAAGAAGATGGAAAAGGTCGTTTATGTCATACGTCATTAAGATAAACCCCCGACCCTGCGGGGCGGCGGTTTATCTCACCAGCGCCCCATAAATTAATTGAATAAACTATTGCTTAACTGCTCACTGCCTTTGCAGGCTTTGAAGCTGGCGAAGGGATTTCAGCACCATAGGGAATCTGAAATTGTGTCTTGCCCTTATAGTTATCGATAGAAAATGGCAGCAATGCGACCTGCCCTTTCAAGTTACTTAAACGAGCATAAGTGCCATCATTCATTGAATTACTGAACAAGCGAACTTGATGAACTTCTAGAGGTTGCTCAGTTTCAATGGTAAGAATTCCATAAGGCTTTTCAGCATTAGGAAATGACTGGACATCGCGTACTAGTGATTTTATTAACATGGTATAGCCTCATTTTTTAAGAGTGTTTTTACTTGAGAACGAAAATACTCGCCGTACTTACAGCAAGCGTCACAGGTCTCATGGCTGTGACTGTTAAAACCTAGTGTCTCGTTAGAAAGTTGAATCGTGCTCGCGTGAAGCTTTGCAAGATCGGCAACAGCATTGGCCCGCTTCATATAGGAATCTTTTTTATAAACGCTCATACAACCACCAACCCTTTTTCATAAGCCCAATCAGGTGTGCCCACTGGAATAGCTTCGAGAACGCGAAACATAGGAACAACATTTTGATGATCTGGTGAGGATGGTGGGCAAGTAATATCAATGCCCTGAGTCAAGAGTTGCCTGCGATGACGATAAAATGTGTTATGAGGAAGCATATCTTTAAGGCATACACCTTGACGCCACAACTGATAAGTAGACTGAACATGGCGAGGTAAATTAATTAACTGTTCATCGATCAAAGTCGCTTGAGTATTCATCTCTATTCTCCCCAGGTAATCATTAAAGGTTTTTTCTATCCACGACTGGGTAACGTGGTAACCATGCGTAACGCCTAATTCTTTTAATTCCAAAGACTGGAAGCGCAACTCAGCCCGTAATTTGCCACGGGCAAAATCACCAAGCCCTAAATCCTGTAATTCTTCAGGTAGCTGATGGCCCTTCCCTTTAGCATTCATCTCTCTTAACTTGTTATAAAACTTAAGCCCCCACCGGCGAGAATTCTTCTGTAAATAAACTGTGCCTTTATCCCTTGTCGCCCTACCTGATCGTGAACGGGCTTTCATCTCAGCAGCATGTAACCAAGCTTCAACAGAGGGATCATTACCCAAATCGAACATACGATTAACGTCGATCATTTTTACTAAATAATCACCCCGCTTAATTCGCTGTTCAGCAATTTCCACATCCCATGGCTCGATCAGATCAGAATAAGAGGCAATGATTTTTTGAAAGGTCAGCAGCAACAACTTATTAAGATCTTCAGAACCAAAAATGTTATGGCCTTGCAGGAACTTGGCTAAGTTGCCATCGATCTGTAGATCAGTGGCCATACGTGAACCGTTACCACCCACAGAGCGAATTTTTATCGAGGATTCATGACTACCCCGCCGCTCTATCAGCTGGGTTTTTTTAATGGATTGCCATTCAAGAGAATCATCAGAATTGATAGACAGAACAACGCCCGAAGGTATCGGGGTGTGATGGAGTGAAATTTGTCCTCTAAACCAATCCAACATGTAAATAAGCATCTATGCGTATATTTAGAAAGCATTTATATACACTGTAAGCACAGAAGTCAACAAATGTTCTAGAATACCGCACACAAGGCAACAAAAGAGTAACTATCATGCAGCTAAGCGATAATCTAAGACGCATACGTAGAGAGAGAGGGCTAACACAGGAAGGCTTAGCGGAAAGGTCAGGAATGAGCAAATCTCAAATATCAAGGCTGGAAGGCGGCAAGCAAAACAACCCCGAACTTCAAACAGTCGTAACGCTAGGAACAGCACTAGGCGCATCACTGGATGAGCTAGTCTTTGGAGAAGCATCACCCAATAAAGCAAGACACCTAATATCAGCAGTTGAAAGACTACCAAAAGAAAAGCAGGTAACAGTAAATGAGCTACTAACGGCGTTCATAGCTCAATCAACCGCTGAAGAAATCAGAAAACCTGTTCAATAATTAAACAAAAAATACCAGGAAGTACCATTCGTGGTACTAATGTGCAGTACTACTGTACCTGCACATCTCAGCAGCGGAACATCCGCGACTATTTATAGCTAAAGCTATAAGCCGATATAACACTCACTACGGGCAAATGCCCTACTTCGCTAAATCGGGGCCTGTGGGCCTCGCTTGGCGACGGTAGGGCTATTCTGAGGGGTTACTAAGGGTTGATCAGTATATAAGAAGGGAGACGCTCAAATTGCTTGAGTCTGACAGCAGAGCTGTCAACCCCGCATAATCAGCATTAT